TTAAGGCGTCGGCCCGAAGAGCTTCAGCTTGATGGCGATGCCGGCCATCAGGGCGAGCAGGATGCCGGTGGTGACGAGGCGCACCACCGTCTGCCAGGCGGTGCGGCGCGCCAGGCGCAGGGCTTCCAGAAGGGAACGAAGGTCGCGCAGATCCTGGCGGGCGGCGCCGTTCTCGAGTCCGAGGCGCTCGAGGGCCCGGCAGGCGCCGCGTTCGGCGGCGGCAGCGAGCAGGGTTTCCAGCTCTTCGGGCGGCAGGACGACCATGCCGCCGGTGGCGGGTTCGATGCTAGTCATGGGCCGGGTCCACGATAAAAACGGGGCGGGCTCGGGAGCGGGTCAGCCGCGCAACAACTCGACGAGAGCGCTTTCCAGGGTGATGACATTGTCGCCGCTGCCGGCGCTGCCCCATTGCGCGGTGATGGTAACGTCCTGGGCTTGGGCGAAGTCAATCGCGGCGACGAGAGGGGCCGAGCCGCTCGTGCCGAAGGCACTGCTGCCGATGGCTTTGCCGATCTGACTGTCGCGGCTGCCGCGATTGGCGATCTGCGCCTGGGCGGAGAGGCTGGCGGTGGTGGTGGTCGAGTTGGAGAAGATCAGCGTGCCGCCGACGCGGATGCGCAGGCTCTTGACCGCCGCGCTGCTGGGGTAGGACCACACCGCCGTGATGCGCAGCATGTCGTCGGGGCCGAGGGTAAGGCCGGCGATGGGCAGGGTGAACAGCGCCGTTTCGCTGGTGTCGGCGTCGTTCTTGGCGGCACCGCCATGCTGCCGCCCGAGCACTGCCAGCGGCGGCTGGACAATGCCGAGCGCGGCCCGTGCCGCCGCTGCATCCGAGGCGGCGGCGACGGAGAGGCCGAAGGGCGAGAGCGAAGTCACCCAGCCGCCGCCGTCATGGCGCAGCAGGCTGGCCTCGGCCAGGCACCAGGCGCTCCAGCCCGTTGCCGGCGCCAGGAACAGCCAGCCGCCGGCGGTCCAGGCGGCGATGGCGCCGTCGTGCCCGGTCCAGGCGCCGGTGGCGCCGGTGGCGACGATCCAGGCTTGGCCGGGAGCCGGCTCGGCCGGCGGCGCCGCCAGGTCGCGCGCCAGCACCACCGCCTGCACGGCGGCATCGAGCCGCATCAGCGCCTCACTGTGTGTGATCTCCTTTTGCGCTTGACCAGCGAGGATCAGGGGCAGGCCCAGGCGCGGTGTCTCGTCGCTCATAAATTCACCTCACGGGGTTGGCCACGGCCGATCGTGGCGCTGATCTGGATGACGCGCAGGCGCAAGGAAGTCTGCAGCGTGCCGAAATCGGCCTCCTGCTGGGCGGCGGTGTAGCTGGCCTGCGGCGTGACCGTCGCAATGGTGCGGCGCACCGCCCCTTCGCCATCGAAGATGTCGATCTCATAGGCTTCCTCATCCTCGACCAGCGGCACATCGGCGCCGTCACGCCACTCGCCGGCGATCCGCGTCCGTCGCACCCAGGTGATCGTCCAGTCGCCGGTGGGCGCGTCCCTACTCCCGCGCACATGCGCCGGACTGAATGGCCGCAGCGAATTGCCCGTGTTGGTAAATTCCACCGGGGTCACCGCGTCCAGGGTCTGGCCCAAGGTGGCGGCTTTGTAGGAGCGCGCCCGTCCGATGCTGGCGAGATTGGTCGAGACCCGCACCAGATCGGCTTCGGAGAGCAGCAGGAAGGTCTCGTCCGCCGCATGGGTGCCGATGGCCTGCTCGGTTCCCCGGCGCCCGCGCAGCAGCGTCGACAGCTCGTAGGTGGCCGGCCCCACCAGCGTCGCGTCAACGAACTGGATGATCTCGCCGCCCACCACAGCCGCATTGGCGCCGTTCAGGACGGCGGTTTCCGACCGGCTCTCCAGCTCGCCATTGCGCAGCGCGACCGTCAGCCGGTTGGCGCGGTCCCAGGTCACGCCGCTCCCCGTCGCGAGTGTGGTCTGGCAGAAGCCCCAGGTCGCCGGGCCGGGCACGGTCGCCACCGTGTTGAAAGTGCCGTCGGCGTCGCTCGACACGTACAGCACGGCGCCGCGCCACCGGCCGCCGGCGGCGGCGTCGAAGGACGCGGCGGCGTAGTAGCCGGGTCCGTCGTCGGGGTCCCGCAGGGGTGGCAGATCGAGCAGGAACAGCACGGTGTCGGCCAGCGCCAGCATACGACCGAGAATGGCGTGGGGCGCTCCGGCCACGCTGTCGGATATCAGCACGGCGGGGTCGGCCAGTACCGCCTCGCAGCGCAGCGTCAGCAGGTCGCTCTCGATGCGCAGCAGGCGCAGGTCGCGAGTGGTGCCGCGCGCCGTCAGGCGCACCACGTCGCCCGGCTCCAGGCGCGCAAAGCTGCTGCTCAGGTGGAAGGCGAAACTGTCGCGCGAGACCCAGGCGTCGTAGAGCAGGGCGTCGGCCATGCGTCGTGCCTGTGTGTCCGTCAAGCCCAGCGGCAGCTCCACCGTCGTGGCGTTCTCGCTGGCGACCACCTCGCGGCAGGCCGACTGCGTGGCCCTTTGCCAATCCGTCGCCCGCGACAGATAGACGACGTCGACGCGGCGGGGCAGCTCGCCCTCCTGCAGGCGGGTGACGGCCAGCACGCTGGCGCCGGCGCCATTCTCGCCGCCGCCGATCGGCACCAGGTCGCTCTCGCCGATCTCGGCCGCAATGTCGGTGGGGCGATGCGAGAACCGCACCCGTCCGTCGCTCTCGACGGCGTCCAGCAGGAAGGCCCGGGTGATCGCCTCGACGCTGGAGCGCACGCTGGCCCGGTTGGTGATCACCATGCCTTCGACCCGCCCCGATACCCGATCCAGCGCGATGTCGGTGTCGGGAAAGCCGGCGCGGACGCACAGGTCGGCGAGGATGGTGCGGATGTCAGGCATTTGCCCCATACCCCAGCGCCCACCGGAAGTACTGCGCGAGCACGCTGGCGATTTCGGGCACGGCGCGGCAGGCCATCGCCACCGGCTTGGAATCCTCCACATGCTCCTCGTCGATCGCCCGCCGCCAGTGCATCCAGGTCAGGATCAACCCGGCCGCCCGCTGCGGCTTGAACATGGCTGCCGGGGCCAGGTACTCGGGGTGGCTGGCCTCCCAGCGCAGGGCGTCGAACGGGTCGGATGTGGCGGCGAACTCGTAGTGCTTGGACGGGGACAGCAGCTTTTCCCAAAAGAAGGTCCATCCGGCGTCGACCAGTCCGCCATAGCGGTTCTCGCCCTTCCGGTCCCACACCAGCAGGGCGATCTCGACCCACGGCAGCAGGGTGTAGACCTGGTAGTGCAGGGCGTCGCGCCGGATGTAGTCGATGCTCTCGCCGGCATGGACGGCGGCGCGCGGCATGTCGTGGAGCGCCGGATCGAAAGGCTCGCCGGTGCCCGGATAGGTGATCGCGGCGTTCCCGTAGGGGAAATTTCGCACCGCAAAGCCGTCGATCTCGGCCAGTAGGGCGTCGAACGCGGCGCTGTCGCCCTGCAGGTGATAGACGAGCAGCAGCACCTTGTAATGGTGCGTCCACCAGTTGCCGTGTTCGGTGCCGCCTTCGCCCTCCGCCATCTGCCGGCTGAAGTTCCCCGCCGCCGCAGACTCCTTGGCGGTTCGCAGCGCCTGCGCCCAGGCATCGATGTCGGCCTGCTCCGCCGAGGAGAAATCGTCGTAGCGTCGCGCCAGCACGCGCAGCAGCCATTCCAGATTGGTCTCGTTGATCGGCTTACCGTCCGGGACGTTGGTCCGCACCCAGGCCAGGCAGACTTCCTTGACCTTGGCCAGCGCCGCCGCGTCGCCCGAATACTCGAAGTCCTGGTCGATGACCGGCAGATCGCGACGGAGCTGGGTGAAACCCTCGCGCGTCGCCACCACCGCCGGATCGTTGACGTCGGGTTCGCCCTGGCTGCGCAGGGTGACCACGGGGATCGCCGCGACGGCCTGGAACTGGGCGGCGAACTTGCGCAGCCTCTGGCGCTGCACGTTGTGCCAGGACAGCCCGGTGCTGACGCTCGGCAGCGAGCCGGCCGGGATCGGCGAATCGGCGCCGAAGAAGGCGGTCTGCGTCATCGCGGCCCCTCCACTTCCTGGAGGAACGGCCGGTTGATGTTCGCGACCAGGCAGCGGCCGTCAGGCAGCGCCGCCAGCGGCCCCGGCCAGACGTCGGTCTTCCACTCGAAGAACTCCACCAGGCTGTAGTCGGCACCGCGCCGCAGCAGCTTGACGCGGTTGCCGAACACCAGCGAGACATAGACGGTGTGCCGGGGGTCGTCGGGATGGCTGGCGCAGTCCAGCGGCCAGGTTCCCGTGTTGCGAAACGACAGGCTGTAGTCGTTGTTGACGATGCCGACAACGTCATTGCCCGAGCAGGCGAACCACATCCGGTCGTCGATGGCGGCGGTATTGTGCGCCAAGCCGCCCGGGAACCACTTGCCCACGGCGGCGGTGTCCGCCGTGCCGATGATGTTCCCGCTTACCGGGTCGAAATGCACGATCCTCCCCGTGCAACCGATGAACAGGGTGCCGTCGCCCTTCCTGGCGATGGTGTAGGGCTCGCCGGCGATCGCCACCGTACTGACGGTGTTGTCGGCGCCGGCGATGCGGCTCAGGCGATCCAGCCAGGGATGGGTCACCCACACGTCGCCGGCGCCATCGGCCACGATCTCGTGGGGATAGATGCCGACGGGGATGGTCGCCACCAGGGCGCCGGTCGTGGGATCGATCCGCTGGACGCAGGCATCGCACAGCGCGGTGACGAACAGATGGCCGGATACCGGCTCGATGCAGACCCGCCACGGCTGGGCGGCCAGGGTGCCGAGATAGCCGTCACCCGCGCGGCCTATGGTTGCCTCATGCGTTAGCGTCTCGACGTCGAAGCGGGCGATGGTCCGCTGAAGGCTGGCCAGCAGGTAGGCCTTGCCGGCGGTGTCCACGGCCACGCCGGCGGCCAGCTCCTCGCCCCAGCCTGCGGACAGCGAGCCGGTGACCTCGAAGGTGAAATTGGGAATGCGGTTGCCGTAGGGATTGAGGTGGAAGTCGCGGAACAGCACGTAGGCCTGGTCGCGATAGCCGGGCACCTGGCCTGCGCCCTCATGCGCCTCGATCTCCGAATCCGGCGCCTGGTCGGGCAGGCCGAGGTAAACCGTCATGTCGATGTCGCCGGGATTGTCGGCGAAGGCGTCCCAGATCAGCGTGGAATCCGCCCAGGCCCGGGTCAGCCCGGCGATCGGCCCCTCGCACAGCGACAAGGCGCAGGAGACGGAATAGAGGTATTCGACGGTGGTCACCTCGCCGCCGCCGCCCTTGCCGCCGCTGCTGCTGCTCTCCTGCCGCTGCTCCCGCTTCTCGGTCGACCAGATGACGTTGCCGGCGATGCGGCCGGCATAGAGGATCGGGATCATCTTGCCGTAGGTCGACACCTGCACCGCCAGGTCCGTCATCCGCGGGCCCTCGACCCTGTTCGACGGCGCGAACAGGGTCTGGTCGATGAAACTGCCGGCCATCGCCCCGACCGAGAAGCCGATCTGCGCGGCGGTGATGCCGAGGATCGTGCCGCCGACCCCGCCGCCGATCGCCGCGCCGGCGGCGGCCAGGACCAGGGTCGCCATCAGTCGTCCTCCACGCCGGGAATGGCATAGGCGGCCACCAGCCGCGCCTGCCACCAGGAATCGAACCGCGTTTCTACCACCCGCCCGGCGCCGGCATAGGCATGGATGATGCTGCCGCCGGGTCCGAGGAAGCCGACGTGCTGGGGATCGCGCCGGATGCGCAGCAGGAGGACGTCGCCTGGCCGAGCCGCTTCCGGAGGTATCTCCACCAAGTGCCGCGCCAGTCCCTCGGCCAGGGAGCGGCCGTCGGGCGTGCGGGCGTAGCCCTTGGCGTCGGCGTCGCCCAGGCCCAGCGCCCGGCACACGCCCACGACCAGGCCGACGCAGTCGCAGCCGACGCCGCGCAGCCTGCCTTGGTGATGGAATGGGGTGCCCAGCCACAGCCTGGCTTGGGCGATGATCTCGGATCGCCTCGCCATGCTCACCGCCCCGCCGGCTCGATGACGAAGTCGAGGCCGGGCACATGCGGCTCGCCGCGGAAGTTTACGGCGTTGTCGAAACGGTCGCGGCAGGTGGCGAAGGTCTTGTCGCACCCCGCCGACACCCGGTATCCGTCGCCCGGGGCGATGTCATGGCGCATCGGCAGGAAAAGAGCGAACTGGCCGCCGGCGCCGAAGCTCTTGACCTCCATCGCCGCGCCGGCGTTGGTGCCGCCGGTCCAGGTCAGCAGGCCGTGCATGAAGTGGCCGGCCGCCTCGGCGCGCCCGGAGTCCGTGAAGGAACGGCGGTCGGCGGCCGACGAGACGGCGCCCTCGACCGTGTACGCGGTCAGGTCCACCCGGCAGCGCGAGTCGCCCAGGCTGGCGCGACAGGTCGGGCTGTAGAGCTGGCCCACCTGGCGCGAGAAGCCCTCCATCATCCCGCGCAGCTCGGCGGTGAAGCCGACGTCGGTCACCTGGACCTCGCCGATGACGCCGCGCCGCAGGTACAGCGTCCCCATGCCGGGATCGGCATGGTTGACCAGCATCACCTCGACCGTCGCCCCGTCATACACGCCCGCCAACAGATCCTCCTCGGTGATGTCGTCGGCGTCCAGCAGGCCCTGGATTTCCAGGCCGTCTACCGACAGGTCGGCTCGGGTGGCCAGTGCGGTTGGCGTGAAGCCGCTCGCGGCCCGATGGGTGATCCCGTCGCAGACCAGGTCGACGTCGTGGTCGGTGAAGCCCATCACGACCCCGTCGCGCCTGGTCAGGCGCCACAGCGTGGCGAGGGTGGTCGCCTCGCCGGCAAGATGCGCCGCCAGTTCGGGCAAACAGGTCTTCATTCCCTGATCTCGACGATGGGGATCTGGCCCCAGGAATAGAGGGCATAGGTGTCGATGCGGGTGCGCATGTCGTCGGTGTCGAAGCGGGCATGGACGTCGAACTCGCACGCAGCCTCGACGATGACTTCGGCACCGGGCGCGACGGAGAAGGTGACGAGGCCGCTGGCATGATCGCAGGCCCATCCCTCGGCCTGGGGCGCGCCGTCGAGCCAAACCTGCACCGAGCCGTCCACCGGCTTGGTGATGGCGCGGAAGGTGGTGTAGCCGCCGGGATCGGCATAGGCTTTGACGAGAGCGAATTCCAAGGTGGCGCCGTCGCCGACGCCGATCGCCTGGCGCGGCATGCGGAAGTCGCTCCAATCCTTGAAGCGGAAGCTGTGCAGACGGCCGTGGCGCGCCAGGAAGAACGCGAGCAGGATGTCGAGATCGCCCTGGTTCTTGAGGCCATGGGCGACGTCCCATTGCCGGCGTGGCAGCGACCAGTTGCCGTTGCGCTTCTCGCGGCCCGAGCGCAGCGTCACCACATCGGTGGAAAAGCCGGGGCCGCCGGTGGCGCCATAGGCAATCGTGGGCGGGAAGCGGACGTCGTGGAAGGCCATGGCTCAGCGATGGCGCTGGTGCTGCCGCGCCAGGGCGGCGAAGGCCTCGGCAGCGGCGTGGCCATGGGCCCGGCGCAAAGCGCGCATGTCGCCGCCGATGGGGCCGTGGAAATGCTGTGTGATGCTCATGCCCGGACCAAAACCACGGGCGCGATGGCGCGGATCGTCTCGGGTCAGTACTTCCTCGCCGCGCTGCAGGATGGCTGGCACCTCATCTGGGCGCAGTCCGGCGATGCCGCCGCCATGCAGGCGCGGCGCCGCGGCGAAGGCCATAGCCGGAACCAGGCGATGGGGCGCCGGCGCACCGACCACGCCGCCTTGATGGAAGATGCCAGCCAACAGCCCGCCATCGCCGCCGAGGACATTGGCCAGTGGCCTAAGAATCGCAGAGCGAACCGCGATACGAGTGATGTCGGCGAGGATGCTGTCGGCGAGCGCCCTGAAGTCGATCTTGCCGCCGGTCACGAAGTTGGCGATGACGTCCTCGGCGCTGCGAAAGGCGCTGGTGAGAGCGCCGCCGAGACCCTTGCCCCAGTCCATCGCCTCGCCGGCATAGCGGGACAGCTCCTCGCGAACCGCCGCCCAGCCGGTTGCCGCCTGCGTGGCCGCTGTTGCCGCCGCCTCACCGGCGGCGCGGCTTGCTTGTGCGGCACGTGCGGCGGAACCAGCCGAGCCTTCGCCATCTCCTGCGGCATCGCTCCCGGCGCCGCCGATGGCTGCGAAGGCTTCATCGAGACGCTCCGTCGCCCCGGCCGCCTTGTCGATCTCGGTGTTCGCACCCGCCATCGCCTCCCGGAGCGCGGCGATGGACGCGAGGGGCGCGCCTGCCAGCTCTCCCAGCGCCGTCGCCGTCTCTCGCGCGTTGTCGGCGGCGGCGCGCGCATCCTCGGCGAAGGCCGACAGACCGAAATCCGGCGTCGCGAAGGTATTCGTCTCGAACGCGGCGGCGAAGGCGTCACGCGCGGCATTGCCGGCCTGGCGCGCGGCACCCGCAAACTGGTTCTCGATCCGGCCGAGATCGACGTCCGGCACCAGTTCGATGGCCCGCTCGACGCCGATCGCAGCCAGACCCGCATTGACGCCTTCGAGGAGCGCGTTGATGCCCTCGACGGCGCCGCCCAGCATCGACTCCAGCCCGGCGATCAGCGCGTTCGCCGCCTGGATCGTCAGATCGCCGATCGCCCGAGGCAGGTTGCTCCAGATGACGACCATCGCATCGAAAGCGCCCTGAAACGTACCGATGGTACGATTGCCGAAGGCGACGATGGCCTCGAGCGACGCCTGCAGCGCGTCGGCGATGCTCGCTTGAATGCCGCTCCAGGCGGCGTCGATGCGCGCTTTCAGGACGCCGGCCAGCAGTCCGATCCTGTCCCAGACCTCGGCTGCCACGTCACCCAGAAGGCCGAGCGCGGCGCCGAAGCCGCCGGTCGCCTGTACCAGCCGACCGAATTGGTAGATCAGCTCACCCGCAGCCACGACGAGCGCGCCGATCCCAGTGCGGATCAACGCGCCGCGCAGAAAGACCAGCGCGGTGGCGAGGCCGCGAACCGAGGCGGCGGCCGCGACCATGCCGGCGACCCAGCGTCCGGCGATGAAGGTGGCGAAGGCTGCAGCGATCGAAGCGAGCCGACCGATGTTGTCGAACAGGAGCCGGATCGCCTGACCAAGCGGACCGGTCGTCCGCGAGATCGCCGCCAGCGCGTCGGCGACGGCTTCGAGGGCCGGGGCGGCGGCAACGGCGAGCTGATTCGACAGCCCGCGCCAGATCAGACCGAGGCGGGAGATCGCATCGTTCGTCCGCTCGATCTGATCGGCGTCCTGCTCGGACACGACCACGCCGAAATCGCGAACGTCCCGTGTCGCCTGCCGAAGCGTCGCCGTGTCGATCCGGGAGATGGCGATGCTGCCTTCCTCCCCGAACAGCTGCCCGGCGACCGCCGCCCGCTCGGCTGCGGGCACGAAGTCTTCGATCGCCTGATTGATCCGACCGACACGCTCATCCAGCGGCAGGGCGAGCAAGGTCGACGCCGAGAGCCCCAGCCGGTCGAGCGCCGAGACGGCAGGACCGGTCCCGGCGGCCGCCTGGCTGAGGCGGCGCGTGAGGTCCTTGGTCGCCTGCTCGATGCCGGACATCGAGACGCCGGCCATTTCGCCGGCGCGTTCCAGAACCTGGATGCTCTCGACGGTGGTCCCGAGCGACTGGGCGAGCTTGGCCTGTGCGTCGACGACCTGAAGGCCGGAGCGGATCATGGCCGCAGCGCCCGCGGCAAAGGCGGTCGCCGCGGCGGCGGCCGCGATCTGCACGCGCCGATAAAAGGCCGCGACACGGCTGTTCGCGGCGTCCATCTCCCGCGATAGCCGACGGAAGCCTTGCTCGCCCGCATCGCCGATGCCCTGCAGTTCGGCACGGACTTCACGCCCTCCGACCACGGCAAGGCGAACGGAGACGCGTTTCTCAGCCATCTTGTTCAGTCCTGATTTGCGCGTTCAGCCCGCGCACCATCATGCCCTCCACCTCGGGCAGCAGTTCCGCGCAGACGAGGGTGTCCAATCCAAGCGCGTGCGCACAGGCGAGAGCCGCCGTCATGTCGAGGCCGAGGACCGCACCGGGGACGGCGCGCAGCTGGCCCGTGAGCTTTTTGGCGAGATCCCAGACCTGCCAGCCTTCGATCGTCTGCGGACGGTTCAGGACGGCGGGACATTCGCTGCAGGTGCCGCAGCAGGATCGGCAATACTGGTCGCCCCCGCTGAAGTGCCATTCGGCGAGGGCGCGGAGCCGTTTTTTTCCGCTTCCAGCAGCAGACCCTTGGACACGTAGCGGAGCTGGAACGCCTCGAAGAGCGGCAGGATGTCCAGCAGCGCGTCGATGCCTTCCGGTGTGACGTGCACAGGATTGCCTTCGGCGTCGCCCACCCCTTCCCACTCCAGCACGACCAGCCGTGCCAGGGCCTTGGCCATGGTGACCGCGATGGTCTCGTTCGACGCGCCTTCGGGCAAGGCAGCCACCGCCGGATCACTGCGGGCGGCGGCCATTAGCGAGGTGGTCAGGGGAGCGACGCGCACGCGCACGTCGTGTCCGAGGTCGAGCCAGCTCGGCTCGCGCGACAGGTTCAGGCGGATCATGGGAATGGCCTCAGGTGTAGCTTGTGACATCGTTCAGGAGGTGGGCGCGCAGCATCGTGCCTTCGCTGTCATCGTAGGCGGCGCGCCAGTCGAAGCTTGCCTCGACTCCGCCGGGGCCGGAGACGGCATATTTGGGTTTGGGCAGAAAGACCCGCGGCAGCTCGAAGCGGAGCGCGTAGCCTTCCGGGAAGGTGAACCCGTATTCGAGTGCGACGGGATCGCCATTGGCGGCCTCGGCCACGAGCGTCGCGCCATCGAAGCGTACCGACATCGATCCTTCCGCCGAGGCGAAAGTGGGATCGGCCGCCTCGATCTTGCCGTCCTCGCGGATCACCCGGACGCGTTCAAGGTTGTTGGAGAAGGTCAGGCTGCCGCCCGTGACGCCCGCGAGCGCCGCACCGCCGCGCCGGATGAAGCCGCGCCCCTGGCTGAAGCGCCGGAGCGCGTAGGCCGTCGGATTGGCGTCGACCGTCGCCGAGAAGCGTTCCTCGCCTTGGGCCACGAGCTGGAGGCGGGCATTTGCCGGTCCCTCCTGGCCCATCTCGAAGTTCAGGCTCTCCATCACCGTGCCGAGGTGACGGAAGAACACCGGCGTCGTGAGCTTCGGATGGCCGACCTCGATCGTGTAGCTCGGGATGTCGTCGGCGCCGCTCTCCCAGACATGCGAATAGCCGCCGCCGGTCAGGGTCGCCGCCGAAGCTGCCGCGGCAGAGGCAGAGATCGTGAAGGCGTTCCCGGTCGGCCCAACGACATCGAATGCGATGACGAGGGTCTGTGTGCTCGTCGGCCGCGAATAGGTGCATTTGGCGATTTCGGGATCGGCCGATGCGTTGAGGTCGCTGACCAGCTGATCGACGGTCTGTGTGGCCGTTCCCTGGATCTGCGTCTCCCCTGTTCCCGCCGTACCGGAGACGAACGTCCAGACCGTACCGTTCAAGGTGACCGTGTCGCCCGCCGTGGGATTGACGGCGAAGACGATCGAGCCGCTTGCGCTCGCGGGCGTGGTCACCGGGTCTCCGAAAAGGCCCGTCAGCCAGAAGCCCGTTCCACGCAGGTCGAGCGGGATGTCGAGCTGGCCCTCGTCGGTGATGAGGCCGCGATAGGGATCCTGCGCGTTGCGCCCGCGTCCGAGCAGCGGGTCGTCCCCGAGCGGCTGGGCCGAGGAGAGATCGGTCGATTTGAAATCGAGGCTCTGATAGCCGGTGAGCGGCGCGACCCCGTAGCTTGCCTCCCGGCACGCCTTGAGGGTGGCGTCCGCGCCATATGCGCGCGCCTTGGGCATGGATGACTCCCGTCCTGTCCGTGATTGGGTCGTGGTTGGGTCAGGCGGTGAGCGGATCGCTCACCAGGTATTCGATCGTGACGATGATCCGCGCGGTCAGCATCGGCGGCGCTCCTTCGAGAGCGAGCGCGCCCGTCTCCGGGGCCGACGGCGTTAGGTTCTCGGCGAGGCCGCCGAGCGTCTCATCGACACGCAGGGCGGCCCCAATCGCACCCAGCAGCTGATCGAGCGCCGCTTCGCCGCCGCCGCTGGGATCTCGCGGCACATAAACTTCCAGCTCGACCCGGTGCGCGTAGAACTCGGTGCGGGGGTTGAGTGTGATGTCGGGTTCGCCGGGCTCGCCATCGCGCAGGATGACGAGACCAGCGGCGGGCACCTTCTCGGGCAGCACCTCGTTGCGCCGCACCGGCGCCGCCAACTGCCCCGCGAGAACAACCGCGAGTGCGGCGAGGATCTGTTCGCGTCGAGACATCAGCGGCTCCCGTCCTCATTAGAAACCCAATTGCGCACGACCAGGCTGGGTAGCCGGCTCACCCAGCGCTCGGCGGCGCCGGCCACCTCGAGGCGCTTGCGGATCGTGACCCGCGGAACCAGGATGAACATCGGCACGGTCACCAGTCCTCGGCCCGTCCGGAGTGCGGAAGCGCTCGCGCGAGAGAAGCCACCACGCTTGCCTGTCCGGGCACGCATCCCGTCGGCCACGAGGAGAGAGGGGCCGCGTCGTCGGTAGACGAAGCGCAGCCGTTGCCCGGTCCGTCGCTCCCATCCACCCGGCGTGATCTTCCGACCGCCATCCCCGTATCGGCCAGCGGCCGCCGTCGGGATCGCGAGGAAGAAGCCGTTCTTCGAGCGAATGGTCGCGCCGTCCTCGTAGATGCGGATGATGCCCGGCGCCTTGGACCAGACGAGACCCGCCGCCCGGATGCTGTCTTCGCCCTTGGGGTAGACTTGTCCGCGCCAGGTGCGCGCCAGTCTCGGACCCAGTCCCGCCGAGGTGACCTGCGTCCGGAGCTCGGTCTTCAGGCCTTCGGTGGCCTGTGAGATCCCAGCAGTGACGGCCTTCTCGGCGGCCTTGATCTCGTCGGCCATCATCTTGCCGAGATCGCCGATCGTGCTGACCGAGAACCTCATGCCTCGCGCAGCTCCGCCGTCCAGATCAGTCGCTCCGCGTCGCGGCTCGGTTCCCCCTGGACGACATAGGAAACGCCGTCGAACTGGAACCCGTCGCCTTCGGCGAGGCTGGGTGCATCGGCGACGCGAATGTCGAGCAGCGTCGTGGCGGCATGCAACCGTGTCTCGCCGAATTCGAAGATCCGGTCGGGCCGGCGCAAGACGATCCGGACGGAGACGGCGCTGCCGCCCTTTGGCGTGAAGGTCGCGTCCCGCGCCATGTTCGGGTCGACAAACAGTGACTGGAACGCAGCGGCGATGGCCGACATCAGAAGCTGCCATTCAGGCGAACCCGCCCGATGACGTCGCCGGCGCCACCGGCGACGGCTTCGGTCGCAACGCCGATCAGCGTGTTGGCGGTGGCGGTCTTCGTCGCCTCCTTGTTGGTGTTGTCCCAGTAGACCTTGTCGCCCGCGGCCCACGCCTGCGAAGCGACCTTCTTCAGGTCGAAGACGCCGACGAGTGACGCCTCCACGGTCTCGCCGAGGACAGCGCTGCCCGCAGCCACGCCAAAGATGGAGCCGACGAGCAGGCCGTCGCCGGAAACGACCGCATAGGGCGCGGTCAGGGTGATGGTGTTGCCGGGCTGGACGTAGTTCTTCATGGCGGGGATCCTCTTGGAAAGACGAAGGGCGACCCGTCAGGACCGCCCATCTCGTCGGGGTTCAGGTGTCAGGGACGGGGCCGGATCAGGCACCCGGGTTCTTGTAGAGGCCGCGCCAGTCGATCGCCTTGGCGCCGAAGTCGAGGCGGCACTTGATCTCGACCCCGTCGACGTCGAAGCCGTTGCGCGTCTCGATGTAAGCGCCCTGCTGGCCTTCGAGATAGGCGTACTCGATGGTGTCGATCTGGTTCGGGCTGGCGGCCAGATACCAGGCGGTTTCGCTGGCCGCATCGAGACGCGGCTCGGCGATGGTGCTAAGCGTGCGGATCGACTGCGGCACCACGTTACCGCTCGACGCAGGCACGAGATTCTGCGCGACCAGCTGCTCGGCCTTCAGTTCCAGAGATGCCGGCACGATCAGGAAGGCGGGGCGGATGTTGAGCACCGTCTTCTTGTCGAGCCCGGTCTGCTTGGCCATCGCCGCCCGAGCCGCGCCGACGCTGGTGACGTCGAGCGCCGCGCCGGTGCCTGCGAGGTTCTTATGGGTGGTGTGGAACAGCGCATTGCCATCGGCCATGGCCGGGTTCGAGGTGATGATGCCCCAGACCACGTCCGACTCCAGTTGGGCGATGGAGTTGCCGTACATCGCCGGGATCCGGGTGAAGGCGTCGAGATCGTCGTTGATCAGCACCTGCCGGGTGATGGCTACGACCCGGCCGTAGGTCTTCACGCGGTAGCTTTCCTTGCTCTCCCCGAGCGTCCCGCGCTTGAACTCGCCGCTCTCGCCAACCTCCAGCAGCTGCGGTGCTTCGCCGAGCTGCACCCGGTGCATCGCCTTGAAGTCGGTCGCCAGCACCTGACGGCAGAAGAGTGCGAAGGTCCGCGGATAGGCCTCGTAGGCCTGGCGCAGGGTCTTGTTGGTGACGGCCGCGAGGATTTCGGGGAAGTCCGAGGTCGAATGCAGCGCGCGCGTCGCCACCTCGTCACGGGAAAGCCCGCGGGTGTTGACCCCCGCATTGCCGAGGCTTTCCCGGGCCAGTTCGAGGAGCGTCATGCCGCGGTACTGACGCGCGGCGTCCTCCAGAGGAAACAGCGTCGGGCTGTAGCGGTGCAGGAGCGCATTCGCCACCGCGTCGCGGCGGGTAATGCGCTCATCCCGGCCGCCAAGCGGCACCGAGACATGCGGGAAGGTCCGGGTCTCCTCCGACTTCGCGGCCACCTGGTCGAGGATCAGGCGTCGGGCTTCGTCGAGACCGGTGCCGCGCTTGACCAGATCCTCGGCGAAGCTGCGCTCGAGGTTCAGACGACCCGCCAGATCGTAAATGGTCGAGACACGCTCGCGCTCGGCTTCACGGGCGCGGTTCGCCACAGCCTCGGGATCGGGGGCATCAGGCTTCGCGGTCTTCGGACGGGCGCGGGTCTGCGTGTCGGCCGCGCTCGGGGGCGTGTCGGTCATAATGGTCTCCTCGGTCGCTGCCGTGTCGCTCGTCTGGTCGGCCACGACCTCGTCAGTCGGGGCCGGGGTCTGGGTCTTCTCCGTCATCGGGGATGCTCCTTGCGGGTTGGAGGGCGCGTCCCGGCGGTGAAGGACGCAGGTTTCAAGAGGGCTCTGGCTGCGGAAGCCCGCAGCGGGGTCGGCCCCGACCGGGACCGCTGAAATCTCGAAAGGGGTCCAGTCCACCGCCCGCCAGAGCTCCCGCCCGCCGTCGGGCTTGGAGATGTCGAAGCGATGGACCTGGTAGCCGATGGAGACCGCGCGGATGTGCCCGGCCTGGATGTCTCGCCAGATCGGCTCGACATCGGCGCGCTCGCTGATGCGGACCTGCGCGATGCCGCGCCCCTGCTCGATCCGCGCCGAGCCGGGCACAACCGAGCCGATGACGGCGTCGAGTGTGTCGATCTCATGCACCTTCAGGAACGGCGCGCCCGCGTTAAGCCGGTCGAGGCGCACATGGGCAGGGTCGAGGCTGAGTTCCTCGTCGTAGGGCTCGCCGAAGAAGCTCGCCCGCCGGACGCGCGCGCCCGCCGACCAGATCACCTCGACGGTGCGTGCGTCGGCATCGACGGTGTTTGGCGCAAGCTCCGCCGACCGGCGAAGCGCCGGCAGTTCGATCATCGTGTCCATGAAGTCAGTCCTGTTGGGCGGTGTCCGGCTGCCCCGAGTCGGGTTCCGGATCGGTTGCCGGGCCGCTCGATTGCGCGCTGCCGGTCTTGGTGACGCGGCGGGGGTCGCTGTCGAGCACAAGCCCGAGGGCGTCGAGCTTGGCGTTGGTCGCGGCGATCTCCGCCAGCACGGCGTCGGGATTGCGGCCCTGCCGAGCGATCACCTCGGCCAGTGTCATCGTTCCCGAACGGATCGCCAGAAGGTTCGCCATCGCGTCCTTCTGCGGATCGATCGCCTCGAACTTGGGCGGTGACCATTCGACCGGCACGTCCGGCGTCGGGATCTGTCCCGCGGCCCATGCGGCCTCGGTGAACCAGCGCCAGACCGGGGTGCAGAGCATTGGAATGAAGAGCTGCCACTGGACAGCGTCGATCATCCGGCGGAACTCGACGAGCCCCGCCCGGATGGAGGAGTAGTTCACCTGGCTGAGATCGCCGGTGAGTAGCTCGTAGGGCACCCGGAACCCGGCAGAGATCGTATGCAGGCTCGCGCGCTTGTACTCGCCGTAGCCGCCCGTCGCGGCTGGCTGGTTGAAGCGGATGTCCTTGCCGCCGCGGGCATAGGCGATCAGTCCTGGTTCGAACTGCTCGACCCGGTTGCCGTCGGCGTCGACCACCGCCGGGGCGATGCCCTGCTGCGCCTCGTCGTCGCCGAAGACGATGGCGGTGACGCAAGCCTCGGTCTTCTTGCGCACGATCTCGGCCACTTCATAATCGTCGAGATCACGAAGGGCGCGGATGACCGGCGCGCCCCAGGGAACGCCGCGCGCCTGCGTGCGCTGCTTCTCGTAGACATGGGCGATCTCGCTCGCCGGGACCGGCCGGCTCTGCAGGCCGTTCTGCAAGGCGCCATAGGCGTCGCCCGGATGCTCCGCATGGAGCCAGTAGGCCCGGCGCCTGCCGAGCGGATCGAACTCGATCCCCTGCATCAGCCGTCCGGCGTCAAGCACACCGGATCTGGTGGCGTCGAGGAAGTCGGCCTCCAGCACCTGCAATTGCAGCGGCACGGCCAGTCCGTCCGCGGCGCGGCGCAGGCGACGGCGCACCAGCACTTCGCCGGCCTCGACCATCTCACGGCAGATCAGCGTCTGAAGCCCGTAGAAGTCGAGCTGGCCGTCGGCGTCACAGGCCTCGGCCCATCGTTCGAACAGATCGTCGACGCGGCGGTCCAGCGCCTCGTCCCCGCTGGCGGCACGCGGCATGATGCCCGCGCCAACGATGTTGTTCACCAGCACCGCCACGGCCTTGGCCGCGTGCGGGTTGTTGCGGACGAGATCGCGCATCCGGTCGCGCAAGAGCGCCCCGGCCACGCCGATCTCGGTGTCAGCCGAGGATCCCGGGGCACGCCAGCCCTCCGTGCGGCGTCCTCGCGCGGCGCCCTCGTAGCCGCGCGCGAGCGTCTCGAACGCCTGTCGCGCCAGGACACGCCGCGCGGCGGCCCGAGGGGCGACTGACGCGATTGCGCGGTCGAACCAGTTCGCCGCCATCAGCGATCCCCGCGCGAGAAACCCGCGAGCCCGGCGACCGCAAGCGGCCGCCCCACACTGGCAATCGCGCGCTCGATGGTGCGGATGCGGGCGAGCAGATCCTCCGCCGAGCCGTAATCCACCGACTTGCCGTCATAGCTGACGCGGGTCGTGCCGCTGGCATAGGCCCGGCGTAGTGCCGAAAGCTCGGTTTCGGTCCAGTCGGTCATCTCAGAACCATCCTTCCCGCCGCCCGATCCAGTCGGAACGGCGCTTGCCTTGGGGTACCTGTCCCGGCCTGTGGATCTGCCCGGCGGGATCGCTGTCGGGGGGCGTCGCCCCGAGCTGGTCCTCGAGATCGCGCCATTTCTCTTCGGACCAGCGGTCGGCGCCTGCGATCCAGGCGGCCGCGCGGGCGTAGACCCGGCAATCGAGCGCCTCGTTGCGCTCGCGCAGCTTCTGCCATTCGAGCTTCGCGAAGCCGCGCTTCGTGCGCACCGTAACCAGCTGCTCGGCCACGACCTGCTTCAGCCACTCGCTCTCGACCCATGTCGGCAGGTGGATCGTGCCGGGCGGGAACGCCGCGCCCTCGTCACGTTCCTCGGCCGTCGGGCGCTCCAGCCGCAGGAAGCGGTAGGTTTCGGCCTTGAAGGTCGAGACGGCCACCGTCCAGAGCCGGGCGCCGCGACGCAGGCGCTTCCCGCCCTCGGTCGCATCGACGAAGGTGGGGCCGGAGACCGGGCTCGAACGGTTGAACCCTTCGACGCCCTTCACCGGCGCCACCTGCGCGAAGCCTTGCGCCCGCGCCCAGGAATAGACCGCCGGGGCCTCGTAGCCGGTGTCGATGGCGAGCCGCGCGATCCGAAGGTGCGCACCGTTTTCGTGCGGCCAGGACCGGTCGAGGAGGGCCGTCAGTTGCTCCCAAGCATCATGCCGGTCCGGCCCGCCCTCGATCACGACGTGATCGACGAGCCAGCTCTCAAGCCCTCGGCCCCAGGCCCAGACATCGACCTCGATGCGGTCCTTCTGGACATCCGCGCCCGCCGTCAGGAACAGCCCGCCCGCTGGCACCGTGCCTGACCGCCACACCTCGCGGCGATCGTAGAGCCGCTGCCAGTCCGGCGCCTCGCCGGTTTCGACCCACGTCTCGCCGAGAATGGTGTTGCGGAACGCCTTGATCGCCTCGTCGGAGCCCTGGGCCGCCTCCCAGCTGCGCGCGATCCGGGGCCAGCTAAGCCAGCCCACCGGCGAGTAGAGCGCCGAGAGGTGGTAGCCGATGGTGGTGGGATCAGCGGCCGTGGCGGTCGCACGCCATTCGCCGCGCTCCAGCATCGCCGTCTTGTGGTGCTCCGCGACGGCTCTGTCGCAGCCTTCGCAGATATATTCTGCAGTCTCCGGCTTGCCCTTCTGCCAGCGCAGCCGCTCGAACTTCAGCCACTGCATCGCCCCGCAATGCGGACACGGCACGAAGTAGCGCCGCTGATCGGACGCATTGAACTCGCGCTCGATCCGGCTCAAGCCCCGGATGGTCGGCGTCGAGACCAGGAACACCTTGCGCCGATGGGCGAAGGTCAGCGACCGCGCCTCGGCCAAGGTCACCGGATCGCCTTCCTCGTCGGCCGAGGCCGGATAGGCATCGACCTCGTCGAGGAAGATGTAGCGTGCCGGGGTCGAGCGCAGGCCGACCGCCGAGTTCGCGCCCGTTATGATCAGGATGCCGCCCGCGAATTCTTTGGACAGCATCGTGTTCCCGGCGTCGCGGGATCGGGCCGGTTTCACCCGCTCCCGGAGCTCGGGACTCTCGTCGATCAGCGGGTCGATCCGCTGGCGCGAGTTGCGCTTGGCCAGTTCCACCGTCGGCTGGACCGCGAGCATAGGGCCCGGCGCCTGGTGGATCGCGAAGCCGATCCAGTTGTTGCCGGCTTCCGTCGCCCCGACCTGTGCGGCCTTCATGAACACGACCCGTTGCGCCGCGTCGCCGGGCGACAGCCGGTCCATGATCTCCCGCATGTAGGGCGTTCGCATTGTGCGGTAGCGCCCCGGTTCGGCCGAAGCGCGGGACGCCAACATCCGGTGCCGGTCCGCCCATTCCGAGACGCTGAGGTCGGGATCCGGTCGGATCCCGTTGCCCCAGGCGCGCAGGATCTCAGCCGCGCCTTCGAAATCCCTCAGGCCATCTTCATCACCGGAATTCGGGCCGGACCTCGGCGAGTTCGTCGAGGTGGGCGCGTACATGTTTCTCCAAGGCCTTCTGCATGGCGGCCGCCTCAACGCCGAGTTCGGCCGCCATCAGCGCCGCCGCGCGCGCCGGCCAGTTCACCCAGGCATCGCGCTCCTCGCGTGCCAGCCGAAACACGACCGCAACCGCCCGGGCGCGGTCGACGAGTTCTCCCTTGAGCTTCTGAAGCCGGATGCGCCGCTCCTGGGCCTTCAGCACCTCATTCGCGGTCTTGGCCTGCAGGAAGGTCGTGCCGCTGCCGACGGGCGGCGCGGCGAGCCCTTGTTCCCGCAGCGTGTCGCCAACGGCGGACACGGCCGCGTCGGGTACCGGCTTGAGCTTGGGCGCCGTGGCGCGCCGGGACTTAGACGGGTCCGTCATCGCCGCCCGGCGTGCATCACTCGCCTCTGCGTCGATGCTGCCATCCTCATGGAGCACCAGCCGTCCCGCCGCCTTCGCCTTCTGGATCGCGCCCCGCGAGAGACCGACGCGCGCGGCGTACTGGCGCTCGCTCAGCCCCTGCATGGCGCTCTCCGATTATTTGTTTAGATTCAGGTGCTTATCGAGTTGATAAGCGGTTCGGACAGAGCGAACGTGGCTTTCAAGAGCACGCTGCAACTCGCCACGAGGAGCCACAGAGATGACCCGCCGCGCCACCGACAACTCGAAGGCACTCGATGCCTTCATCGCCGCCAAGCTGGAGATCGACACCATGCTGGAACGCCTCAAGGCGCTCAGCGACGACCACTTCGAAACCGATCCCGACGAGATCAACTGGGGCCATGTCGGCACCCTGAGCCACTACCGGGACAAGCTGCGCGAGATCACCGACATGGCGTTCCGCGAGGGCGAGCACGCTGGGTGAAATCCTGCACCTGCCTGAACTCCGGCCGCGCCGTGCCGCGCGGCTTGGGGTCGTAGAAGGGCCGCGACGGTCGCGGTCCCGACCAAGGAGACGACCCCATGACCAAGCTCACCGACACGCAAGCCGTAATTCTCAGCGCCGCCGCTCAGCGCGACAACCACAATGTCCTGCCGCTTCCCGGTTCCCTGCGCGGAGGCGCCGCCACCAAGGTGGTGGAGACGATGATCGCCAAAGGCTTCATCGAGGAAGTCGATGCCGACATCCGCAAGGGGGAGCTTGTCTGGCGCGAGACCGGGGACGGTCACGGCACCACGCTGGTGGCGACCAACGCAGGCCTCGCCGCCATCGGCATTGAGCCCGAGGGCAGGAGCACCGCGCCTGCGAGCGCGCCAGACACCCCCGCCGAGCAGCAGGCCGCGCCCACGACGCGAACACCTCGCGAAGGCACCAAGCAGGCCGCGCTGATCGCGATGCTCCGCGCGCCGGGAGGCGCGACCATCACCGAGATTGTCGCGGCCACCGGCTGGCAGCCGCACACTGTGCGCGGCGCGATGGCGGGCGCGCTCAAGAAAAAGCTCGGGCTCGAAGTGACCTCGGAAAAGATCGAGGGGCGCGGTAGGGTCTACCGCGCCGGATGATCATGCCTTACCTCAGCCCCGGAGCAGTAGTTTCGAGACTACTGCGACGGGGCTGTTCTCGTATCCTCCCAGCGACATCGTGCGGAGCTGATCCTTCAACCACGCGTCATCCCAGAGAAGCCAGCCGTTCTTTTCGAAGTGCTCCCGCATGAGCTGGCGGTCAGCCTCCCGGATAATTTTGCCACAGACCAGGGCCAGTCGGACATCGGGGTTCTTCGCGACAAGCCCCGACTCGAACAGTTGAGCCTTGAGCCGCTTGAACACCGTTTCCCGCAAGATTGCATCGTTGAAGAGCTTGAAGCGGCCGGCAAGCGCCTGATCGGTGCCGTTGAACGCACGGAATGCCACCCCGAACGAATCGAGATAGCTCTTGCACTCGACCACGAGCACCTCGTTGCGTCGGCCACTGTATCCAACGATGTCCAGCTCCCAGCGCGGGGAGGACGGTCGGTTGATGGCAATTTTCTCCGCCTTGGTCAACTCGACCTTGAACGAGGTCTGGACCCAGTAACCGTCGTGCCAGAGGATTTCACTGACGACGCTCTCGAATGCATCCATGGTTTGCTTCGTTTAGTTCCCCTAGGCGATGATCCTCCATCAACCGTCCCGGCGACGCAACCGCCCGACCCGTATCGCCTCGAACAGCCGCCGCAGCGCGTAGGAGCGTCCGATGCTGACCACTGTGAAAATCGCACCCATCTTGAGGTTCTGCGCCAGCGTCGTGTGCAGCGCGAAGATCGGGAAGACCAAAATCTGGGTCACCACCGCGACGCTGTAGCCGACGACGACGTTGGCAAGGGACTCGACCAGCGACATGGCACGGCTCTGCTTCATGCCGCATCCGTTTCGGCTGGAGCAGCACTGAGCCGCTCGACTTTCACCTCCGCGAACGTGCGACCATCACCATCGAGAATAGCCTCGCGGCCCGTGTCCGCCTGCCAGCGCTCAACGGCGACATCGACATAGGCCGGGCTGATCTCCATCGCGAAGACGCGTCGGCCGTTGGCTTCGCCCGCCATGATCTGAGAGCCGGAGCCGGAAAACGGCTCGTAGCAGAGTCCGCCGCGGGCGACGTGCTGGCGCATCGGGATCCCGAAGGCGTCGAGCGGCTTCGGCGTCGGGTGGTCGGGCCGCTCGTCCTTGGCGAAGGATGGCATCTCCCAGGTCGAGGGCAGCGTCTGCTCGGCGACCTTCGGCGGACGGTTCGGACGGCGCCATCCCATGAAGCAGGGCTCGTGCTTCCAGAGGTAATGGGACCGGGTCAGGACGCCGCGGTCCTTCACCCAGATGATCTGCTGATGGACGAAGGCGCCGGCCTTCTCCCAGCACGCTTCCAGCATCGCTTGGCGGCGGGAGGCGTGCCAGCAGTACCAGGCGGCATCGTCGGTGATGGCCTCCGCCACGGCGGCGGCTATGAAGCCGTCGTAGAGCTCTGCCCCCTGCGAACTGTCGTCCCAGGTCACCCCATAGGACTGCGACCAATCCTTGTTCCGCGTCGGGTGGTTCGAGCCGTCGTAGTCCACGAGATACGGCGGGTCGGTCGCAAAGAGCACGGCGCGCTCGCCGTTCATTAGGCGGCGGACATCCTGATGGTTCGTGCTGTCGCCGCAGAGCAGCCGGTGATCGCCGAGGATCCATAGATCGCCCTTGCGCGAGGCCGGATTGCGCGGCGGCTCGGGGATGGTCACGGGCGGAACCGAGCCGCCAGCCCCGCCGTCTTCATCGTCTGCGTCCGGGTCGAGCGCGAGGAGCTTGTCGAGTTCGCCGTCGGAGAATCCGACCAGCGACAGATCGAAGTCCTCGGCCAGCAGTCCCTGCAGCTCGGCCGACAGCAACGCCTCGTCCCAGCTTCCGAGTTCCGTCAGCTTGTTGTCCGCGATGCGGTAGGCCCGGCGCTGCGCCTCGGTCAGATGACCGAGCACGATCACCGGCGCCTCGGTAAGCCCGAGCTGCGTGGCAGCCAGAACGCGGCCGTGGCCCGCGATCAGCTCCCCGTCCTCGGCCACGAGGCAGGGCACGGTCCAGCCGAACTCGGCCATGCTGGCGGCGATCTTGGCGACCTGGTCCGCGCCGTGCACCTTCGCGTTCTTGGCGTAGGGCTGGAGGCGCGAAAGGGGCCAGGTCTCGATCCGCTCGGGGGCGAAGCTCAGCGTCATGGGTCGGATGGGTCCGTGGATCGAAGTGGACACCTGTGGTCCTGGACCCCGGATGCCGCGCTGGACTCCGTGTGGGGTCCAGCGGGCGCGACGGGTGTCCGGCCATCAGGCGCGTGTTCGTTGGTGGTTTCTCGGGATTGGCGTGGATCCGGATACCGGGTGGCTTCCCAAAATCCGGCCCTTTCGCTGGCGATCCATCGCGCCTCGCCCGCCAGCATACGAATATCGCCAGGAAGGACCCGCGAACTCGTATGCTCAGGCGATGTTGGCGTGACCGGGGATCGATCCGCTACGAAAGGATCAGCGCGGATCCTTTACTTGGACCGGTTCCAGCGAAAGGATCCGTGCGCTCGTGATCGCGACGCGCGCGCCTCTCCCGAGGATAGCCAGAATCTACCCAAGAACCGGGGTTTTCGTCTCTTCGAAAAGTGTCCGGCGGACACCTTCCGCCTCGCTTCGCAAGATTGCGATCACTCGCCGAGGAGCGCTCGCAGATCTTTCATCAGCAGGAAGAGATGATAGGGGTCGGTCGGACTCGGTTCGAAGTCGAACTGCTCGTACCAAGCGCGCGCTTCATCATCCTTGGCATGAACGAGCAGTGCTCGGATGCCTGCAATGTCGGCCGCTTGGGCCGTGCGCAGCAGTGCATCCTTGAGCAACGCTTTGCCCAGCCCCTTTCCCTGCTCGGATCGGTCGATGGCAAGACGAGCGAGAAGCATTACCGGGATCGGGTGGCGTGCAAGCCCTTTGCTGACACGACCCGGAACGTCGGCATGTTCGACGGCGCCGACCGCGAGGCTGTAATAGCCCACGACGCGCTGCTCTCCGCGGCAGACGACATAGGTCTGAGCGCTGCCCGCTTTCAGGTTGACCAGAGCGTGGCGTTGCAGGAAACGATCGAGAGGTTCTTTGCCGGAATTAAACGCGTCGACGTCGTGGGAGGCATCTAGCTTTCGGACGGCAGAGAACGCTTGGTTCTCCGCCGTCACTCAAGCACGCTCTTTTCGGCGAGCAGTTTGGTGAGTCGCGGCTTGCTCTGGACGGGACGGTCGAGAACATCCTGGAAGGCTTGCCACTGGGCATCATCCAGCCGGAACAGGCGGCGATCAACCAGCGCTTCCTCGGCGGCATGGATGCCCGCCTCAAGCAGGAACTCCGTCACGTTCTTGTGCGAAAACGTGGCCGCACGCTGCAGCAGCGCCTTCATGGTCGGCGTGGTGCGCACTTCGATACGTTCGGACTTGGCTTCGGCTGCGGGCATGGCTGATCTCCTGTCCCAATCTTTCATATCATACGGACAACGTACGGACAACAAGTTAATTTGGATGTCGCTCTGGGTCCTCGCAAGCCCCCTTAACCATTTCAATCACATAACGCCGCGACCGGAGCCGGGGGACTTTGCGCTGGTTCAGCCGCCACGTAATCACGCAGAGGGCGTAGAGCCAGTGCTCGTGTGCCGCCGACCGCTGCAATCCCACCGTCCAGCAGATGGTTTTCCAGCGCTCGCCATAGGCGCGCAACCAGACGATCTTGCCGTCGATCGGGTCCAGCCCCACCGTCCAGGTCAGCGTTTCCTCCATCCGGCTGATCGCTGCGGGCGATAGCACGACGCGCATCAGCCTCGGCTCCTGTCCGACCTTGTCGGCGAAGCTGTGAATGATCTCCGGCCAGACGTTGAAGTAGCCCTGCCGGCGAGGCTCCGGCAGTCGTTTCAGAACCGATGCGGCTTCTGCCAGCCGCTCCTCGACCAAGCTCGGCGTCCACCTCACAGCACGCCTCCTCGGGTCTCCATCGCCCAGAGCAGGATGGCGATGGCATCGGCCTCGTTGTCGTCAGCGGGCTGGAAGCCCCGCTGGCGAATGGCGGCGACGACAGCATCCTTGCCGGCATTGCCCTTGCCCGTGGCGAAGCGCTTGATCGTGCCGACTGGGACGCCCTGGTAGGCGACGCCCTCCCTCTCACACCAGGCGCTCACGGTGGCGAGGAAGCCGCCGTAGAGATGTGCGGCATCAGTGCCGACATGTCGCCGGACCTCCTCGAAGTAGACCGAGGCCAGGCCGCCACAGTCGTTCGCCAACTGGCCAAGCCAGTGCTGGAAACGCAGGTACCGCATACCGCCGCCATCGAAGCGACCGGAGCGGAAGCTGGCGGTTCCGCTGTGCACGATCCCGCCCGCCAGGCTCGCCCAGCCCGTGGTGGTGCCGAGATCCAGGGCGAGAATGGCGCTGCCCGCGGATGTCGAGGTGACCGGGGCCGGATGGGGCGCGCTCTTGGGAATGGGTGACCTGCACTGGCTCATGGTGGTGGGTCCTTCTCGTCTGATGTCGGTGAGGGGATGGACGGCACGGCGACCGCGCGCGCGAAGCCCCTGGGGGTGGGAGTGGGAGAACCCGCTCTGCGCGGTTCTCCCCCACCCCCGAAGGGGGTGCCTTTCACCCCCACAACTTCGAGAGCGCAGCAACGCGTTGAATCTTCTGGAGAAATCGAAGTTGGGACGGCCCATGGCGTGGGTCGCGTTCCCAACTTGAATCTGCGAAAGGCCGCGCAGCGGAGCGCGCTGGAGCCAAGGTAGTTGGGACGAGCTTTCCCAACTTGAATGTGCGCGGGCCGGCTGGGCGGTGCGCGGCGGTGCGAATAGCAGCGAAAGTAGTTGGGGAGCTGGCCGCCCAGCTCGCCGCAACTTGCCACAACTTGATACTGCGCAAGTCCGCGTAATCGGGATGAGCTGGCGCATCACGAGGTCTCCTCCGTCTGATAGACCCAGACCAAGGGATTCTCGACCGGCAGCGCCGCGCCGCTCTGCGGGCATTTGTAGGTGCTGGGAAGGACCGGGATCCGGACGGGGACGACCTCGCCGGTGTCGGGGTCCGCCGTCTCTTCCCCGGTCGGGAACATCATCCCCTCGACGCAGAGATAGCCGAACTTCGAGCGCGAGGTTGGCAGACCGAACGGCGCGCCATCGCGAACGAACTTGATGAAACCCTTCGTGGCCAGCACGCTGATCCGTTCGCGGATCGTGTCCTTGCCGCCGAGCCCGGCCTGGTTCTCGAAGCTCTCGGCGAACTGCAGCGCGGTGTAGAGCCTGCCGGCGTCGGCCTCATCGAAGAGCAGCTGAAGGATGACGTCGTGTTTGCGCACGCGCTCGGCGTCGAGCTTCTCGCCGAACTCGCGACGCACGAGCCTTGTCTCCGACCGGTCGATCGCGATCCAGCGTCCGTCCGCCTTGTCGACGATCATCGGCTCGATGCCGGGGCCGTTGCGCAGTTCGAAATGCAGCATCCGCTCCGGCCGGTCCTCGTCGGGCCGGTGCATGATCACGCCGGAGGTGTAGAAGCTGCGGAGCGATCCGGCGCCCGAGAGCGCCATGAACGGGTCCTCGACCAGCTGCTTCTTCGTGATCTTGCGGGTGTGATGGCAAAGGATCAGGCCGGCATCCGGGGCTACGGCGTCCCGCAGGGCCTCGACCCGCTCCTGCAGGAAGAAGAGCATCGCGGTGTTGTCGTTCTCCCCGCCGCCGTCCGGCCCCCCATCGAAGAGATTGCGGATCGGGTCGATGCAGAGGATGTCGGGCGCACCATGGCCGTAGTGGGCTCGAACCGCGGCGGTGGTCAGGCCCACGCCGCCGGCGTCGAGCAGCATGCGGACCTTCGGCGTGGCGACGAGATTGTCGCGCGCCGCGGCCAGGATCGCCGGCTCGAGCCGGATGGCCTGGAGGCGCTCCCGGAGGTAATGGTACTGGATCTCCGCCTGCAGATAGAAGATCCGCAAGGGCCGGCTCGGCGCAAAGCCGAGGAAGGGCACGCCCGCCGCCATGTGGACGAGCAGACTGATCAGGAAGTCGCTCTTGCCGACCTTGGGGGCACCGCCGAGCACCAGCATCCCGCCGGGCGTCAGCAATCGCGGCGCGATGATGTCGTCGGGCATCGGGCTCACGTCGTCGAGCAGTGCGCCGAGCGTGAAAACCGGCAGCGCGGACATCGGCGGCACGGCGATCCGTTCGAGGGCCGGCCCATGGCGCTCTTCGTGCAGCCGCCAGAGGCGCTGTGCTTCCGAGGCGAGACGTTCGAGCGGCCAGCTGGGACGGAGCTGGGCGGCGTTGTACTGGCAGATCGCCTCCCACGCGTCGTCGCGGCTCATGCGGCCGTCATGCGCCATGCGGACGTAGTGGCCGATCGCGGCGCTCGCCCCCTGGAAGCGGGTCCAATCGTTCGATCCGCCTTCGCGGACCGGCGTCGTCAGGACATCGGTGATCGACGGTTTGTCGGTCGAGGGGGCTGGCTCGGAACCAACGCCGGCAAGCGGCGGCATGTCGGCGACGAGCTCGGCGAAGTCGCGCAAATGGACCTCGACCCGTGGGCTGTGGCGGCGGATGTTGACCAGCCGCTTGAAGCCGCCCTTGTGATAGACGGAGCCGGCCAGACGGATCGGCTGGTGGGCCGAGCGGAAATGCGTGTCGCCGCCGACCTTGACCGCAATGTCGCCGCGCAACCGACAGAGAAGCGCGATGTCCTCGCCCTCGGCCGGTTCACTCAAGCGCCACCAGACATGCAGCTTGTCGAGACCGTCCGGCGTCCGGCCGCCGCTTTCGACGAGCAGTGTCGGCTCGCCGAGATGCCGGATAAGGTGGTCGAGCTTGGCCGCAATATCTCCGGCGTCGAGGTCGACCAGGACCGTCTGCATCTGCTGGATATCGGCGGCCTTGGCCTTGCCGGTCTCGGCGACCGTTCCCGGCACCACATAGAAGGCCGCCCCTTCGCGTGCTGCCCAACCGGCGAAGGAAACCGCCTTCTCCAGCAAACTGTCGTCGATCTCGATCCAGGCGTTGTGGGGTCGGCCGTCGATGCCTTGGCCCTTGTCCACGAACCCGCGCAGGGGCACCCAGCCCTCGCAGTAACCGAAGACGACGTCGAGAAAGACGGCGATCTGCTCTGGATCCGGCTCGATGTCGAACGGATCGGCCTGCGGCGCGGCGTCGTTGAAGTCGCGCCAGGCATCGAGGGAGACGACATTGTTCCCGCTCATGCCGGCAGCCCCCAGCAGCGTTCCGCCCACGGGCACATCCGGCACTCGTGGAAGTCACGCGTCGTGGCGATGCGCGGCAGCAGATCCCCTGCATCCGTCGCCTGAAGGATCCGCACGGCGCGATCGCTCATGCGTTGGGCGAGCTCCGCATCGAACGGCACGAGTTCGTGGTGCAGTTCGGCGGTGTCCTTGTTGATGGCGGTGAAGAGCGCGGGATTGTCGGAGATGCCGGGGACCTGCGCTTCCATATAGGCCTGGTAGAGGGCCATCTGGGACGCATAGACAGGCTTAGCGACAACCACGCCCTTGGCCACGGTCTCGCGCCAGTTCCTGGCGTTCATCGTCTTGCATTCCCAGAGCGCGGGAACGCCGATGCCCAGCAGCTGGGGTGCGGCGGCGATGATCCCATCGATATGACCGCGGATGCGGCCACCAGCGACCGAGAAGCCGAATTGCTCGCCGTCCGGACGGTTGCCCTTGCGGGTATAGAGATCGAACCCGGCACCGCGCAGCCAGTGGATGGCAAGATCTTCGAGCGCGTGTCCGATCTCGAAGATCCGCAGCGTTTGGCCGGAGAACTCCTGGCCCTCATCCTTCGGCGCGCCCGCGAATTCGAATTGCAGAGCGCGCTCGCAGGGGTGACCAAGGCGGGAGCCGCCGAGATAGGTCCTGGGCGCAATGGCCGCGCGTTCAGCCTCGATCGCCTCGTCGATGACCGCGTTGATGCGTTCGGCGCAGGTGGGGCGGTGGTTGTAGTCGAGCATCAGAACGGCACCTCCGCGTCGGCGTCGGCTGCCATGGCGTGCATGGCGTCCTGGAAGCCGCCGACGGCGACCTCAATGAGCGTGAGCACCTGCGCCTCCGTGAGGTCGGAGAAGCGCGCCTGCCAGCCGATCTCCTCCATGATCTCGGCGACCGGCTTCATGGCGGCGCGGATCGCCGCCTTCTCCTGTTCGGTGAGATCAACCATGGCCCAGCGCTCCCGCGCCAAGCGCGTCCAGAAGCCTTGGCAGGCCATCGAGCAGAACCAGACCGAGGGGCGCGGTTGCTTCGACCGCACCGGGTCGAACCAGCCAAAGCCACGGGTGGGTCGTCGGCAGACAGCACAGAGCGTTCCACGCGGATGCCAGAGCCGCCGCCGGTCCTCGGCCGTGGTGGGGGAAACAGATGCCATGGCTCATGCCGCCCTCCCGATGGCTGCTTCGGGCGCGGCATCGGCCGCCCCGAAGACGAGGGAGCGGATGGCGTCGCGGTTGAAGCGAAAGGCCAGCAGCGCCGATGCCTGGTAGCGGGTGAGCCCGAAATCCTGCCGGTACTCCGGCGGCAGGAAGGCAAGCTGCCAGTCGGTGGGCGGCTGGTTCAACCAGCGGCGCGTCTTGTGGGCGCTCTCGTCGCTCTCATGCTCGTTGAGCCAGTCATCAGCCGCCGCGAGGCAAACGGTGCGTTCGCCCACGGCCAACAGATGAGGGCGCTGCTTCTGCAGACCGCCGATGCCGTACCAGCGGCCGTTCAGGAAGAAGACACCGCCCCAGGCATTGAAGCCGTTGGCGATGAGCGCGGCATCGTCGCCGAAGAGATCGCACCAGCGGAAACTCGACCGCTTCAGGAGGTCGATCTCGGACATCACGAAGTCGCCGAGCGGCGCTGCTTCGTCGCCTTCGGGACGCTCCCAGACATGACCGCACAGCGGGCATTCGGTGGTGGCGAGCGGCACGATGGCGCCGCAGTCCGGGCAATCCTTGGTCGGCGCCTCGCCGGAGGGTTCGCGACCGTCCAGGTCGACGTCCTGCTCCAGCGATCCGTGCAGCAGGGTCGAGGTGCCGAAGTCGAGCACGATGCAGTCGGTCTTGATGATGCCGGGATGCTCCTCGGGCGAGACCGTGCGCAGACCGCGACCGACCATCTGGATCATGGTCGACTTGTAGGAGCTCGGCCGCAGCAGCACGACGCAGCTCGTCGGCGGGTGATCCCACCCCTCGGTCAGGACGGCGACATTGACGACGACCCGCAGCTCTCCGGCGGCGTAGGCGTCGAGGGTCGTCTTGCGGTCGGTATCGGCCATGTCGCCGTGGATCAGCCCGGCGGCGACACCGGCTGCGTTGAAAGCGGCGGTCACGTTGCGCGCGTGGTCCACGGTCGAGCAGAACACCACCGTCTGGCGCTCGCCCGCCTTTTCCCGCCAGTGGCGGATGACGGCTTCGGTGACCGGCGACCGGTTCATGATCGCGTCGACCTCGGCCATGTCGAAATCGTCGGCCGTGCGGCGCACCTTGGTGAGCTGGTCCTGGACGCCGACATCGATCACGAAGGTTCGCGGCGGCACGAGATGCCCGGACGCGATGAGCTCCCCGATCCGGATCTGATCGGCGACGTTCGAGAACACCGGGCGCAGACCGCGCTTGTCGCCCCGATTGGGCGTCGCCGTGACGCCGTAGACCCGGCACTCGGGATTGCGCTGTAGCGCGGCGTCGATGATGCGGCGATAGCTGTCGGCGGCCGCGTGGTGCGCCTCGTCGATCACCAGGAGGTCGAGCGCGGGCAGCTGGTCGAGATTGCCCGCGCGCGCCAGCGTCGGCACCATCGCGAAGGTGACCTGTCCAGCCCACGACTTCTCCTTCGCATCGACGACCGAGGTCGTGATCTTCGGGTTCACCCGGCCGAACTTGCTGCGGTTCTGAGCGGTCAACTCGTCGCGGTGGGCGAGCACGCAGGCCTTGGCGCCCGTGCTCTTCGGGGTTTCGCCGACCATGCGACCGACGACCCCCGAGAGCATGATCGTCTTGCCGGCTCCGGTCGGGGCGACGCCGAGGGTGTTTCCGTGTTCGTCGAGCGCGCGGACGCTGCGCTCGACGAACTGCTTCTGGCGGGGACGCAGCAGCATGGCCGCCTCACTGCGCCCAGGACGGGCGCGTGCCCGGCTGCGGCATGGAGGGCTGAGGCTGAGCCTGCGGCTGCGGTGCCGCACCGGGCACGCCCATGAGGGCGGCATAATCCTTGTGATCCGGCGTCACCGCCGCGCGGATCTCGTTCTTCTCCTCGCCGTTGGTGTCGGTGCCGATGTCGATCCGCGCCACGAACTCGAGCCCGTCGAGATCGGCAAAGCCGCTGATGCGACGCGCGGCCTGGGCCTGAGCGGACGTGTCCTTGTCCGAAATGCCGCGCGCGGAGTTGAGCATGCCGCGGATCAGGCTGCGGCCCATGTTCGCCCAGTCCGGCCCCTTGGGGCTGTACAGCCCGATCAGGGTGAAGATCTTGCGCCGTGCAAATGGCCCTTCGAGAACCGTGAACTCGCCCGAGAGATAGACCGAGCCAGTGGTCCCCCGCGTGGCGTATCCGCCGGTCCAGCCCTGCGCCGGATCGTCGAATCCGCCCGGACGGATCGTCAGGCGCACCTTGGCCAGCGTGCCCTTGGGGATGATGTTGCTGTTCTGCTTGGCGTCGTTGAAATCGTTCCAGGATCCAGTCATGGCTGGGGTCTCCTCGTTCAGGCGTTTTCGGAATGGGTGGGGGCGTCGGAGGTCGGCGCCGTCGCGGCCGGGGGCGGGCTGCGATAGGCCAGCCGCTCGGAGGCGGGCTTCACGGGGCCGCGGATCTTGGCCATCAGCCGGCCGAGATGCGGCTCCTCGATCAGGTCGAGACGGCCGGATCGATCCTTCGCCGGGAAGTTCCAGGGGTTGATCGTCTGGCAGACGAAGGCACGGTACGGCGCGCCGGACTCGTCCTTGATCTCCGCCATCGTCAGGACTTCATCGACGATGCCCGGCAGCTCGAGGCCGGTCTTCGAGCCGTCGATCTGCGGCTGGAAGATGCGCCGATTGAAGTCATCAAGCTTCTCGTCGAGGATCCCGACGAACCAGACGTTCTTCGCCCGCGTGTGCTGCAGATGCGTGAGCCACGCGATCATCTCGCGGCCGTGCAGGCCGTAGGCGCCGCGGACATCGGGCTTGCCGGTCTTCTCCGAGAACGCCTCGGGCTGCCCCTTGCACCACTGGAAGCAGAGCCGCCCGGCGACGGTGATCGAGTCGATGAAGACCGTGTGGTAGCGGTCGAGAGCCGCCGGATCGCCGAAGCGCTCGCACACTGCCGCGAAGTGGGCCTCGCTGTAGACCTGGTCCTCCCGCAGCGCCGGGTTGGGGCCGCCGATGAAGACCGCGAAATCGCGGCATTCGGCCCATGTGCGCGGACGGACGCTGTCGCCGGACCATCCCTCGATGGCCAGGTCGCCCGCCTCCAGATCGATGAACAGCGTGGTGGCGGGGTCGAGCGTCCAGAGAAGCGAGGTCTTGCCGATCCCGGACTTGCCGAAGATCGTGCCCTTGATGCCGCGCGGCTCGGCGAGGCGCTGGTCGGCGGAGATGATCGGGAGGGGCATCACTTGCCTCCCTTCGCCGCGATCAGGGCGTCGATCGCGACGTCGGCTCCGAGCGCGCCGGCCTTGCGAGCCTCGTCGTGGAGGGTGCGCACCGCGTCGATCTCGCGGTAGAGAGCCGATGCACGCTCATTCAGCCCGATGAGGGCGAAGGCCAGGTCGTCGATCGAGGCCGCCCCGACCGGCTTGACGGTCTCGTCGCGACGCTCGCCAAGGGCCGGCACCCGGATGGTCTCGGGCAGCTTGTCCAGCCCGTAATGGTGCTCGCGGAGCACCGCGAGCTTCTTCGTGATGCTCATGACGTCACCTCGGTGTTCAGGGAAAGACGGAAGCTGGGCTTGCCGGTGCGGACGGTGCGCGCGTCCTCGAAGGCGGAGCGGATGTGGCTCGGCCAGGCCGCGAACTTGCGTTCGGGCACCTTGATCGCGACATCGACGTATTCGGTGGGGTCGTCGCCCTCGGCCCGGATGCGTTCGACGAGAGCGGCGAGCTTCTCCTGGTCCCAATCGATGCGCTTCGGCAGATCGGCGATCACGGTGACCGCGCCGTCATCGAAACGGACCGTGCCGGTGTCCTTGCCGGCCGCTTGGCGCGTTGCGTGGGCACGATCGCCGTACTTGAGCGCGACGGCCCCATCGAGCCAGTCGCAGACGGTCTTGGCGCGACGCAGAGCGTCGGCGGCCTCGTCCTGCAGGATGGCGAGCTGTTCGGCGGGCAGTGCGGCGATGTCGCCGACGGCCATGCGCCGGAGCTCATCGAGGGAGATGCGGTTGGAGATCGTCACCACCACCCCCTCATGCCGCAGGCTTGCTGGGGTGGCCGGCGGTGCTCGCCCGGATCTGCTCGCGCTCGTACTCCTCGACGTCTTCGAGGCGATACACGACGCGACCGCCGAGCTTGACGAAGCGCGGGCCTTCGCCCGTCCAGCGCCAGCGCTCAAGCGTGCGGTGGCTGATGTTCCAGCGCGCAGCCAGGTCGATCTGGTTGAGGTGTTTCGTAGCCATCTGTTTCTCCTTCGGTTTTGGTCGAAAACCTGCGGAGAGGATGGCTGCCGGGCGGGTAGGAGCCGGGAAGGAGCCAGGCAGGGCTCAAGGTAGGAATCGGGGAAAGCGGCTCAGAAATGAAAAAAGCCGCCCCATCGGGCGGCCTGGCAGTCGAGAGAATTCAGGGGTCAGAGGAAGAACCAACATCGTCCATTCTCCTCCCTGATGAAATCGCGCCATTCAGGTCTCCCGGAGAAAGCCTTCGCCAGCGTGTTGACGCTCGTGCTGTACCCGGCGGTCTCCAGAACCTCAGCGGTTAGAAGTTCCGGATGTCCCGATTTCCAAGCGTCATACAGTTGCCGGATGATTGCGCGCTGTTTCGATCCAGAGAATGCGTGACGTGTTCCGCGAACCGTGAGGGACGCGCCGTCGGCCGCCATGGTGATCAGGTCGTCGTTCAGCTTCGAGCCCGCCGCAACGCGGGCGGCCAACAGGTCGGGAACGACAGCAAGACCGTTGTGATCGGCAACATCTCGAACGGCGATCAGCGTATGACCGAGGTGCACGTCAGTCGGCAGGCGATTTCCAGGTGTGAAGCTCAGGACAATTCGCAAGCCGGGTGCCGGACGCTTGCGGGCAGCATCCATGAAACTTCTCCATATCGTCGGATCGCCGAGCCGACGGCCAATCCAGACAGATGTACGTTTGCTGCGTCCTGGCAGGCGCGCGTCGCCGATCTCCCACAGAAGGTCGGGTACGAGTTCGACAGGGCCGTTTCGCGGGAAGAAATCCAGCCGCTCGAACAGCTGTTCGAGCAACATGCTGAAGTTGACGCGGTACGTTGCCAACTGATTTCCGGGGACGTTCACCCAACCTGCTGACGGGCTGAAATACCCATATGCCCGATGTTCAGGTGACCAGATCAGATTGACGGGCTCGTCCTCGTGGTCGATGAGTGAAACGGCTGCCCGCGAGTGATCTTTCGGCTGAAGGATTCCAGCCCCCTTCAGCACCAGCAAAATCTGGCCAAAGTAGCCGTCGAGGACCGAGCCGCTGATAACCGCATCCGGCGTCTCGATCACCGACAGCAATAGGTCCGCCGCCCTCCGATCAATCGACGACGACACCGCCGTCTCCGGAAAGGATGCCCCAGCGCCGGAGATACTTCTCGCCGATCAGCTGCTCCTCTTCGGTCTGGTCCTTGAGATTGCAGCCATGCGGCATCGTGATCGTCAACGGCAGCGTCCGACCGCGTTTGGCATCGCCCTTGGGATGGAATTTGATGGAGAGTTTGGCCTGTGTCGCCACCCAACCGCCAGCCAGCGGATCGTTGGCGCCGAACCGCTCCGCCGACATGCTCCAGATAGTGCGGTCGGCCTTCCGAAGACATTCCAGCGTGACGCGCTCGCCCACATTGTCGATGGGCATCAGACGCAGCTGCTTGACCTCGACGGACTCGATCCCATCCTCCGGGTCGGTCGGAAAATCGAAAGGATGAAGCAGAACCGCGAGGTCGTAGGTGCGGAAGGGCACCTTCTCGCTCTGGAACTCGATCCCCAGCAGGTCGCGCGCCATGAAGCGGACCATCTCCTCGCGGCTCTCGCGGTCGTTGGCGACGACTTCGATGACGCCGGTCGCCGGTTCATACGTCATGGCCGCCTCGAACACGGGACGGCGGGCGCGGCGGACGAGCGTTCCCGCGTCATCGAACGCCAGGAAATCATCCAGCAGGCCCTCGCGGTAGGTCGCGATCTGGACAAGCTCGCAATCGTCGCCGTCGAAGGTCGGCCGATAGCGCCCGAAGATGTCGATGTGGATGTTGTTCGAAGCGAACCGTTCACGCAGCGCCGCCTTGAAGGCATCGATGGATGCCTCGTCCCGCCGCAGATCGAGGTTAGGCTCGCCGATGAACCCGTCCCAGCTCCGACCACGGCGCCGCTCATCGGTGTAACGGACCTCCTCGGCATGGCGGAACCGAACCGGTTCGTTCAGGAACATCCAGAGCGAACGCGCATGGCCATTTGCCAGATCATCGAGCACCGTGCGGTCGTCGATCACGCTGTAGAGTGCGGTCTGCCCCGCATCATCGGCCAAGGCGCTCACACGCTCGGCGTCATTCACGATGCGGGCGCGGGCTTCGTCGTCCAATTCGTCGACGGCCCGCAAGGTGACGCGGGCGACTTCCGGCTCGGGCGCCTCCCAATCGACCTCGGTCGGAAGCTCGATGCCGGTGTGGTGGAAATAGGCCTGCAGCGACGAGGCAGGCATATTGCGGATAAAACTCGTCACTGAGGCCATGGCCGATCTCCTTAGCCCTTGATGTTGCGCGGGTCATTCCCGTGGGAATCGGACTGGCCGATCCGGCCGTCCTGGTTGTGGATCTTGAACTCCGTCCCGGCGTTGCGGCTGATCTCCCGCCCGCGGTCGATCGCCTGCCGCTTCGTGTCGAAGTGCCCGCTGGCGCGCTCGGCGCCGCCGCGGCGGACGTCCCATCCGCCATTGGGATTGGGGACCACGTGATGGGTGCCCGAACCGTTACCTGCTTTAGCCATGACGGCCTCCTGTCTCGTGAAAGCGCGAAAGTGGGTTCGTTACTACGAACTTCTGCGCAAGATAGGTATTGCAGGTACGGCGTGTCAAGGACTAGATGTATCGCGATAACGAACCCGGCGGACAAAAAGGAGAACATCCGGTGCCAACACCCTTGGGAGAGCGCGTTCGCGAGCTCAGACTGAAGCGAGGTTTGACCCTGGAGGCGCTGGCCGAAAGGGTCGGATCCAGCAAGAGCTACATGTGGGAGATCGAGAACAAGGACGTTGCGCGCCCTTCGGCTGAGAAGCTTCACCAGATCGCGGCCGCCCTCGAGACTACGACCGATTACCTGATTTCTGCCGACGAAGTCACCGAAGCGGACGCGACAGACACTGCCTTCTTTCGCAAGTATCAGAAGATGAAGCCGAAGAGCAAAGAGAAGCTTCGCGAGATGCTCAAAATCCTGGACGATGAAGATGAATGAGCAATAGCGGCAGAAAATCGCCCAAAAGGGCCGCGAACGATCTGACTGTGCTTCTCCGCACCGTGCTGGGAGAAGACCGGTTCCCCGTGGATGTGGAGGCGCTGGCGCTCGAAGTCTCCCGAAACCATGAGGACCCGATCACGGCAGTGAAGGGCGTCGACATCGACGGCTTCGAGGGCATGCTCCGCGCACGGCGCAAGAAGCCCGGTTGGCAGATTCTCTACAACACTCAGCCCCGCTACCGCGGACGCGAGCGCTTCACACTCGCTCATGAGTTCGGGCACTACTTGCTGCACCGGCGCCCGCTGACCGTAGCGCACTACCATAACGGCGAGCTCTCGGACGATTTCGACTTCGAGTGCCTTCCGCTGCAAGGCAACGGCTGGAAGGATGCGGAGAAGCAGCGTGAAGAAGAGGCCGATACCTTCGCCTCCTTCCTGTTGATGCCGATCGACGACTATCGGAACCAGGTCGGCAGTCAGGAGGTAACTCGCGACCTCCTTGGCCATGTGACGGACCGATACGGAGTTTCGCTTCTTGCGGCCGCGCGCAAGTGGATCGAATTCACCGACACCCGAGCGGCCATGGTGGTTGCGCGAGACGGATTCGCGTTGTGGGGCAGAGCCAGCACGCGCGCCTACAGAAGCGGCGTGTTCATTCAATCGGGCATGCCGATTCCCGACGGCTCCATCATGGCCATGGGGTCGGCGTCGCAGCACACCAGTTCTCAGCGCCCGGTGGCTTTGCCCGCCGGCATCTGGACATTTAGTCGGGGCTCCGAACCCGTCCGAGAACTGACCTTTTTCTCTGACCGCCTCGGCTTGGCCGTGTCGCTCCTGCAGTTCGATCCCGCCGACTACCGGGCTGAGATTGAGGATGAGGAGCCTTGGGACAGCTACGACCAGTTCATGAAAAGTGATCGGGACTGATATTTTGGAAAGACCGGTCCGCCTATCAATAAACTTCGAGCAAATCGTCAGCTGACGGCTGTGACACAGCGCTTGGCAAAAAGGAACCTTGAGGGAGCCGTGGTTTCTAGAGAAGAGCTTTACGAGTTGGTCTGGTCGAAACCCATGACCAAGGTCGCAGAGCAGTTTGGGGTCTCCGGCAGCTATATGGCCCGGGTCTGCGCCATCCTGAACGTCCCTCGACCCGAGCGAGGCTATTGGGCGAAGCTGGCCGTCGGCAAGGCGCCGCCGGCCGAGCCCTTGCCGGAAGCCCGGCCCGGCGACCAGCTGTACTGGTCCAAGGAAGGGGAGCTTCGGCCGCCCCTGAAGCCGCGGCCGCTGCCTCAGCGCCGATCCGAGGCCCAGGTTCGCATCCCTAGGACTCGCATTCACGGCCTGGTCCGGGGCGCCAAGGAGCATTTTGAGAACAGCAGACCCGTGGACGATGGCGCCTATCTCAAGCCCTACAAGAAGCTGCTCCTCGACATAACCACATCAAAGGCCTGCCTCGACAAGGCGCTCGACTTCACCAACGACCTCTTCAACGCCTTCGAGTCAGTGGGGCACCGAGTGGTAATTGCGCCACCAGATGAGTCGCTCAGACGCGCCAACATCGATGAGCGCGAGGTGCGCACCAGTTCACGCAACTCCTACTACCACAGTGGGCCTTGGTCCCCTTACCGCCCGACCGTCGTCTATGTCGGCAGCGTAGCGATCGGCCTCGCGATTATCGAGATGTCGGAAGAGGTGCTGCTCCGGTACGTCCGCGGCCAGTACATCCGGGAGGCCGACTACATCCCGCCCAGGCCGGCTCGCCACTATGCCGATCACACATGGACGACCACCCGGGAGCTCCCCTCTGGTCGCCTGCGCCTCGTGGCCTATTCACCCTATCATCGCGTCAACTGGTCGACCGACTGGCAGGAGACCAAGAAGACCTCACTTCGATCCTCGGTCAGATCTATCGTCAAGTCCGTCGAGGATGCCGCCATGGACCTTGTCGCCAAGCTCGAAGAAGCCGATCGGAAGGCTGAGATCGTGCGGCAGGAGTGGCTGGCAGCGGAAGAGAAGCGACGGAGAGAGGAAGACAGACGCCGCGTCGAACAATCGATCCAGGACAGCCGCGAGCATCTCGCTCAGGTCATTCAGCAGTGGTCAAACGTCATGAACATCGAGCGTTTCCTCGTGGGCGTGGAGCAGCGCGCCGCGGAGCTGCCGGAGGCCGAAAGAGCAGCAGTCCTGGAACGGCTGACGCTCGCCCGTGAGTTTCTTGGTACCCAAGACCCATTGGACCACTTGGTGTCTTGGAAGACGCCAAGCGAGCGCTATCAACCATTGTACGTCGAGTCAAAGGCAGACCTGCGGATCGTGGCCGGAGGCGAACCTAAAAAAGAATAGGGAGTGAGTGCACCGCATCTGCTTGGTTCGCTGCCATTCGAATAATTGCGCAAGAACCAGATAAGCTATTGAATGTGCTTGATTATTGCCGTTTTACGCCTACCGTTTCGCCAGCCATCTTCTGTTGCGAACGGTCTCATGCAAGACGCCCGATCTGGCCCGAACCCGCTGCCGCCCTTCCGTCTGTCGACGGGCGAACGCCTTGATGAACTCGCGTGCATTCTTGCCGCGGGGCTGAGGCGTATCCTGCCGGAACAGTCCAGTTCTTTATCTGCACCTGGCGAAGACAGTTCATTCGACATTCTCGCCCTCAAACGCCGTGTTGGTCGTCGCAAACCGAGCAACCGAGTTGGAGGGCGATAATGCCAGGGACAAAGAGAAAGACTGACGCCGCGCCATGGCAACCGGGCAACCGCGATGCGGCGGACGTGAGCGTGGTCACACAGCTTGCAGCGCTGAAGCGAATGACGGTGGTCGAGCTGAAGGCGAAGTGGGAAAGCCTCTTCGGCACGCCCGCTCCCAACAACAGCCGCAGTTACCTCGAGCTGAGGCTCAGCTACCGGATCCAGGAACTGACCCTCGGCGGCCTGTCCCGCGAGACGCGGCGGACGCTTGACTTGCTGGCCGACGAAATCGAGGGCCGGGTCGGGCGCAAGACGATCATCGCGGACTCCCGCAACCCGGTGGTCGGCACCCGCCTCGTGCGTGAATGGGACGGGGTGGAGCACACCGTCACGGTGATGAAGGACGGCTTCGACTGGCAGGGGCGCAAGTTCAAGTCGCTGTCGGCGGTGGCGCGGGTGATCACCGGCACGCAGTGGAACGGCTATCGCTTCTTCGGCCTCCGCGAGGCGCGGAGGGACGACCGATGAGCCGTCCTCAGGAAGCCGTCGCGGCCGTTCCGCGCCGCCAGCGCTGCGCCATCTATACCCGCAAGTCGAGCGAGGAAGGGCTCGACATGGAGTTCAACAGCCTCGACGCCCAGCGCGAGGCTTGCGAGGCCTTCGTGATGAGCCAGAAGGCGGAAGGCTGGGCCACGATCCGTGAACGCTACGACGACGGCGGCTTCTCCGGTGGCACGCTGGAGCGCCCCGGCCTGAAGCGTCTCATTCAGGACGCCGAGGCCGGTCTGATCGATGTGATCGTGGTCTACAAGATCGACCGGCTGTCGCGCTCGCTGATGGACTTCGCCAAGCTGGTCGAGATCTTCGACCGCAATCAGGTGACCTTCGTTTCGGTCACGCAGTCGTTCAACACCACGACCTCGATGGGCCGCCTGACCCTGAACATCCTCCTCAGCTTCGCACAGTTCGAGCGGGAGGTGATCGGCGAGCGCATCCGCGACAAGGTCGCGGCATCCCGCAAGCGCGGCATGTGGATGGGCGGTCACGTCCCGCTGGGCTACGACGTGCGCGACCGCAAGCTGGTGGTCAACGAGGCCGAGGCCTCGACGGTCCGGATGATCTTCGAGCGATTCGTCGCCATCGGCTCCGCCACGACGCTGGCGAAAGCGCTCGCGGCTGAAGGCGTGCTGAACAAGCGCGGCAAGCCGATCGACAAGGGCTTTTTCTACAAACTGATCAACAACCGGGTCTACCTCGGCGAAGCCGTGCACAAGGGCACGGCCTATCCCGGCGAGCACGAGGCCATCATCGATCAGACCCTCTGGGACAAGGTGCACAGCATCCTGCAGGAGAGCCCGCGCCTGCGGGCGAAGAACACCCGCCGCCAGACGCCGGCCCTGCTGAAGGGGATCATCTTCACCGAGACGGGCACGGCGATGACACCGACCGCGACGAAGAAGGGCACGCGCCTCTACCGCTACTACGCGTCCATGGACCTGATCCGAAACCGCCCGACCGGCGACGCCTCGGGCCCGCTGCGCTTGCCTGCAGGCATGGTCGAGGATGCCGTCGTCGGCGAAATCCGCCGCATGATCCGCGCGCCCGAGATCGCGGCCCGGACCATAAAGGCCCTTCGCGAAGAGAGCACGGCCGTCGATGAGAAGGCGGTCGTCCAAGCGCTCGGCGAGTTCGATCAGCTCTGGGCGGCGCTCTATCCAGCGGAGCAAACCCGCATCGTCCAGCTTCTGGTCGAGCGGGTGACCGTCGGCGAAGACGGCATTGCCGTTGATCTGCGCCATGAGGGTCTGGGCTCGGTCCTGCGGGACATGATGGCCCCCCGCCAATCGGAGGCCTGCGCATGACCGGCCCGAACGATACCATCCGCGTCGTCATCCCCCTGACGATCCGCAAACGCAATGGGCGGCCGAAGATCCTACCACCCGACGCGGTGATGGTCCGGGACGGCCGGTCACAAGATCCTCATGTGCTGCGCGCCGTCGCCCGAGCTTGGAACTGGCGGCGGCAGCTGGAATCCGGCGCCGCTTCCACCATTCAGGACATCGCCGCGGCCGAGAAGGTCTCCGACCGGTTCGTGAGCCGCATGATGCGGCTCGCCTATCTGTCGCCGGAGGTGCTCGATCACCTCGTCATCAGGCGCGTGCCACCGGCGCTTTCGCTGAACGACCTCGTTGCAGTTGCCGATCGGCGGTGGGCGGAGCAGATGGATATGGTTTTTGACTGAGCGCGCCGGCGCCCTGGTATCAATGGAAGCCTGCCACGAATGCTGTGGCCGTGAGTGTGACGTGGGCATCGAGCGGCGGATACAGTTCGAAGGCCCTCGGCTCACGCGAGAAGTTCCAAAGCCGGAACAAGCACCATTCGGATCGGCGCTCGTCCGCTACCGCAAGCTCGTTGCGGGTGATGTGGAAGGGCGTCCGTTCCCACCCGTTCGTAGTTTTCACCTCAATCAAGCGCGCCTGGCCATCTGGCGCGAAACTCGCGATATCATAACCCGCGCCGTCGCCGTCCTCCTCAGATACCCAACGGACCTTTCGCGCCAAGTCATCACGTCCCGCCGACCGTAACGATGCCCACTCATGCGCCAGAACGCGCTCCTCGCCGGCGCGGCCGAGGGCGCGGTTGCGCTCGTCCCGGCCTGCCACGTCGAACTTCCTAGCGATGTGCAGCATCTGCTCCAGCTCCTGCGGTGGCGGCTGGTTCGACAACGTCGGGGGTGGGCCGATCCAGATCGGTGCGGATTCTTCAAGACCCGTCGCCGGGCGCGAGTCTGGCAGACGGCCGAGCCACGCAGAGTTTATTGCCAACCACCGCGCCACCGCGTCGACGAGCGACATTTGGAAATTGAATGCAGGCTTGTAGCCGGGGATCCAGTGCTCGCCGAGCCCCTTCAGAACCGCGCTGATGTTCTGGTGCTTGAACTCGACCGATCCCTCAGAGCGGCCGTTCAGCAACGGCAGGAGCGTACGGCGATGCTCCGCCTTGCTGTACGGGCGTCCGAAAACGTCGTCGGCCAGCATCGCGAAGTAATCCGCGACGATCAGATCGTTCTCCTCATCGGTCCAAGGCTCGCTCGACAT